TGGTTATTTGTTCCATATCTTGCGTCAAGAACAACACTTTGAAAATTAAAATCAGCATCTGCTGGACTACTGTTACTTGCATTTTCATTTAATATTGGTGTGTTGTTTAGGAATATATCTTTTAAAGCAGAATTTAAATAATCAGCAGAGCTTTTAGCAATTTCAGCTTTTGATGGTGTTGCAAAACCTTCTATCTCACCTTCTGATAACAAGTCTTGTATAGTCGCAAACTGTTTACTGTTTAATGTATCTGGCGCACGATATGGAGTAGGAGGAGTAGGAGGCCCACCAGAACCTTGAATAATTTTCTTAATCATGCCACCACTTGATTAGTATCGACAGAAGCAGAAATCACAACAGATCCAGTCACGATTTCTCCATATACAATTGGATGTGCAGTTCCAGCTCTCGATGTATTTTGCACCCCAGAAAAGTTAAAAGATATTCTTGGATCATCTTCTTGTTCTTCTGGTGTAGGCAATGGAAATAATATTTCAGAAACACCATTTAAAACCATCCCAGCACCAACGGCACTAAGGGCAGAACCAATTCCAGCCATGAAAGGCGAGGCGACTGCTGCTGCTTTAGCTGCGGCTGAACCCCCTGCAAACATACCAGCACCAGGGAATAAGAAACTAGCTCCAATTAATGCACCGCCTAATAAAATCCTGTTAAAACTACTACCACCAGCACCTGTAATTACAGGAACAATATGTATTTCTGATTTTCCTATAGGATCATGGATTTGTTCTTCTTCAAGTTCAGTATCTCCAACTAATACTTGATAATATTTATCACTCATATATGCTTCTAATTTTGGAAAGTTTGTAATCAAAAACTTAACTGCTTCTGCTGTAGTTTTTACAACCGCTTCAAATTCTTCATGCCCTACAAACTTAGCAAGTTCTCCATGTAATTTAACTTTTCTGAGCATAACGATACCTCTTTCCAGTACATTTTTGTAACCACTCAGAATATGGTTCTCTACAAGATAGTCTATCGGCTAAATGATGTAAAACCATATCTCCAAGAAAAATCGCTACATGATTTAAAGTTGGATGCAATATTGACATTAATAATACATCACCTTTTTCTAAATTTTCATCTTTATCTAGTTCTCTAAATCCAGTATCTTTTGCATATTGTTCAAACAATGGATTATGTAAAAATTCTTCTGGAGTCATATGTCTTTCATAATCTATCAAACTAATATTTTTTTCTTGTTGATAATAATCACGAACTAAACTCCAACAATCTGTAATCCCCCAAACCCATTCCCTTCCAAGTAACGGAGCTTTGTATCCTTGAGGTTCATAATATGCCCATGTCTCTGATTGTGGATTAACAATATACCAAGGAAGATTACTATCTTCGCAACTAACTTTATCTGCTTGTGTAGGTTCTGGTGATGATATGGGATGGCTATGAAAGACACCAATAATATCTCCTAATTTATCTGCTTTTACATAATCTTCTGGATCAAGAATAAAACATTGAAGTGGTGTCATTGATAAATTACGACATGGAAAATATCTTTCTTTACCTTTTATATTTAATAAAAGTCCAACTGCTTCTTTTGGATCTTGGTCTTTCGCATGGACCAATGCAGAATCTTTCCAACTCATCCTATAAATGTACCAATTGAAGGAAATACATCTCTAGTACATTGACGTTTAGGCGCACGGATACCAGCTATATCAAAAATTGCAGCCAATTCAAACTGTATAACTGTTCTGTTTTCTGCTGATTTTCTATCTATGTAATAAACTTCTCTAGGAAACTCTGCGTCAGGATCAGGAGTACCAAATGGATTTGTAGCACCAGAAAAATTAGCAGCATCTAAAAATCTTGCCATTGTTCTTATTCGTGTAACCTTTGCACCTGTTAGATCATTACCAGCAGTAAACGCATTTGCAATTACCAAAATTGCTGACATATTTGGAGTTCCCATATTACTAATCGTTATTGTTGGTCTTGGTAACTGTCCTCTTTGAAAAGCAAAACCTGTAGCTTCTACAGGGAATCTAAGATAACTTTCGCTATTCCAAACAATTTCACCATTAGCATTTAAATTAGTACCAGCATGAAATCGGTAGGATGTAGTAACACCATCAGGATTTCCTGTTGCATAATTTAAACCTTCTTTTAACTCAAGCTTAAATAATTCAATTATTGATGAAGGGTTAACCTTCTGTACATCACTAAAAACAGGTGCTGTATCAATTGTCATGGCTCAAACTTCTCAACAAAAGTAGCAGTAATTGTAGCTAAATTAGGTACGCTCATCTCTTTATTCCATTGTGGACATATAAATTTATAAGCTGCTGTTTTAGTGATTGATACATTACCACTTGTTGTCGCTCCACTTGCTGCGGTCACTACAAAAACATTAGGGTTAGTAACGGAGGAAACAACATATGTACCATCAGCAGAAGAACCAGAAGTGAAATCTATAACAATAGAATCCCCTGCAAATAATCTGTGGTTTGTGATAGTAATAGTTATTGTTGTACTACTTTGTGCGTAAGTTCCTGTTTTGGTAAATGCTTCATTAGGTGGGGCATAAGTAAAAGTAGCCTTATCAAAAGCACGTTCCTTTAAAAAATATTCAATCGTATCTGATTCTTCTTCCGTTATATTTTCCCATTTTAAACTATATTGCTTTGGGTCTTGATGATTTGGCAAGCCAAATCCGAGGCGATGCTCAAATCCATCAGCGAAGGCTACCACCTTAGTTAAAGGCTGCGATCTTTTGGTAACGCTAAAGCTTGGTTCGATAGAAGGAAAGTCTGCCATTTATGTTAAAAGTCCTCCCGGTCTTTTTTGTTTTAACATTTCTGATTGTATGGCAGAAGCTAAAGCCCTACCAAATTCTTGAGACTGTGCAGAGTCACCTTGAACAGAACTTCCAGAAGCATCTACATTTACCACAATATTACCAACTCCTCCAGAACTTTGCACTCCAAGTTTGCCACCTTTTCCACGCTGTAATGGAAGTATAGCTTCCGGGCCAGCTTCTCCCATAATGCCAAGGTTAGATCCTCCATATTTAAACATGGTGGGAGATCCAACTACGCCACCATTACGATATGGAATTATACCGTTTTTAGCAAATGCATTTCCGTTTGCACTACCGCCTGTAATCCTGTCAAAGAATGGAAAAGGACTCAAGAAATTAAGTAATGATGCCCTTACCAACATTCTGGTTAGGTCTGCCATTATTGATCTTGCAAGATCACTAAAGTTTAATTTTCCTGTTTGTACAAAGTTAACAAGTGCATCTTCCATTCCTTTAAATGCACCAGCTACAGCATCTTGGGTTTGTTTTGCAAAATCACCAATAGTATCAAAGTATGCTTTTGCTCCTTTTTCTATATTGTTTAATTCAGGATCACCAGCTTCCTCAGTTGGTTTACTTTTTGTAACTAAAGATCTTAAGTATGAAATTGAATCAGCTAATGGACCTACTCCTTGTGTTTTTGCTACACCTTTTAAGTCTAATAACTTTTGTTCTAACTTAATTAACTCAATTGTTTGTTTTTTTATAGCTTCAGTATCTGCTTTCACTATCGAGATATCACTACCAAAAAATCTACCACTTGGCCCCCCAATTTTAATTGTCTTATTTTTACTTTGTAGATCTTTTATATCTTTTATTTGTTTTTGTATTCCCTGAATTGCTAATTTATTTTGAAATTTAGTAAGTGCAGCAATTGCTGGATTAATAGATTTAACGATTTCTGAAAAAGTAGTTTGAAATTCTGCACCAATAGGTTGCAAAAGTTTTCCAACATTATCTTTTAGTTCACTCATCTCTGTTTTTAATCTATCTCCAGCAGCTTCTGGCCCTTGAGCAAGAATTTTTGCATTGTCTCCATATGTTGCAAATAATGTTTTTGCAAACTTCATAAAGTCGTCAAGAGTAACCTTTCCTTGCTCTAATGCCTTATCTAGTTCTGCTGGAGTTTTATCCATTGAATCAGCAAATAAAGTAAATGCGCCTGGCAATCTTTCACCCAACTGTTGACGAAGCTCTTCTGCCGATACCTTACCTTTTGAGAATACCTGGCTAGTCGCTCGCATAGCGGCCTTCATGTCTTCTAACGTTCCACCAGTACCTCTAATACCAGCAGCAATTGCAGCAAATACTTCTTCCGCATCAGAAACAGATTGCCCTGCACCAACAACAGATGCAGTTAGTGCTGTGAACTGTCTTGTTATTACATCTTGTGGTATTGCTAATTCTTTTGATGTTTTACGCAAAAATTCTTGTGATTTATTAAATTTATTAGTATCTCCAATAACAAGCTTTAATGCTTTTCTTTGCAATCCCAAAGCAGCAGAGTATTCAGCTACACCAGCAAGTTGTTGTCTAACCATACCAACTTGCGCACCAACAGCAGCACCAACAGCAGCACCAGCAGGGTTACCACCTGACAATGCTAATCCAAGACCAGCACCAACAGCACCTTCAGCACCTCCAAAAATTCCACCAGCGGCTACAGCCCCAGCACCTTTAGCAAAACCTTTTAATCTACCCTTAAAACCAGTAGTCCCAGCACTAGCGCTTCTCATTTTTGCATCTAATCTCGCAATATCAGCAGTTAACTGTTTAAATTCTAAACCGGTGACATCGGCCATATCACGCAAGCCCATAAGAGCGTTTTTTTGCGCTCTCATAGATTGAATACTATTTGCTGATCCTTGTCTTAAAGAATCAAAACCAGCTTTTACTTGTCTAATACCTTTATCGCTAAGAGTTTTAAAATTTCTTTGTAAACCATTTGCTTCTCTTGATAATTTTTTAAAAGCTGATGTAACAGCAGTATCACCTTGCTTTTGAAATTCAATCTTTAAAGTTGATACTGTGTTACCACCTATAGCAGCCATATTATTTCTTTTCCTTGTTTAGTTCTTTCAAAGCAGCCGCTTCCATGATTTGTAGCTCTTCTAAGATTTTACGCCTATCTGTAATATTGTAAAGGTCAAACATACCACCTTGCATTAAAAGAACCTCATATCTTAATCCTACAAAACCTCCGAAAGAAGTACTCCATTGTGTCTGCATATTACAAAAAATCATAACTGCATCCCAATTATCCTCGTAAATCTCAAAATTTTTATCTTGTTTTTCTTGTTTTTCTTTCGGCAGTTCTAAACCAAATGCTTTTGCATCATCTTTGGTGTCATCTATGACTTCTTTACCAGAACCCAACCAATAAAGAACTGCCTCTTTTAGTTTTTTACTTTTTCGTCAATCAAAGATTTTGTATAGGATTCAGATACTGCTCTTAACCAATAAGCATCCTCCATCATATCTTTTAAGTTTTGGTTATTGAAAGGGATGTCATCTCCATTTTCTTCTTTCATATTTTCCCAACCTTCTAACATCATTTTTAACATCTCAAACTCTGTTTTATTTTCTGCTGCATTTTGATATTCGCTTACCTTTAATCTTTTAAAGATA